CTAGATCATCTCGATCCATTTGTGGAGATAGCCGTCTTCGGCCTTGAGTTGCGCGAGCATCATGTCGCGCAGGGCGTCGGCCTCGCGTTGGAGTTCCGCGCGCTCCTCGAGGTCGAAGTCGAAGCGGGCGCGCCGGAGCGCCAGCGCCCGCATCTGGGCGCCGGCGGGATCGTCGGGAACCGGCCCAGGCGCGGGCCCGGGCTCGGCCTCGGCTCCGGCGTCTGCCAGGCGCGGGACGGGGGCCAGGAGTGCGCTCACTCGCCGATGCTCTGGATGAACTTCTTGGTCACGGCGTTGTCTTCTTTACGCTGGCGTAAAGACGGTCAGACAACGGACGAGAGATGCTCGCCCGGGAACTCGAGACGATAGTCGTCGGCGACGGTGGGGTAGCCGAAGACCGCGAAGATCGCGGCGTTCATCTCGGCGCGCTCGGCGCGCGTTCCGTCCCGGTAGGCTTCGGCTGCGTTCGCCATCATCGCCGCGACCTTTGCTCGCGCCAAGAGCCGCGCTTCGTACGATTCGATCTCGGCGCGGATCTCACGAATCCGATCGTCGATGCGAGCTACCTCTTCGACGATCGCGGCCGATCGGGCTTTGAATGTGGGGCCGTCGTAGGTGCCGTCCTCGAACGCCTGGTGAATGCGCGTCCGCTTCGCCTCCGCGGCTTCGCGCCGCTTGGTGAGCAGTTCGGCTTCCCGGCTGCTGGCCGGCGGGCGCTCCTCCATATCCCAGGACCCCTTGCCGGTCGAGAGGCCGCGGAGCTTCTCCATCCACGCGACGTCGATCTTGTCTTCGCGGTACGACCGCCACCGTGGCGCGTCGGCGTGGCGCAGGGACGCGCAGACGTACCAGACCAGCGGCTCCGTCGATCGCTGACGGCGGGGGTCTTCGTTCGTGCGCGGCTTGAGCCGGGCGCCACAGGAACACCGCAGGCCCGAGAAGGGGTAGACGTGCTTCCGCAGGCCCGAGGGGCGCGCGGCGGCGTTTTGCCGGCGCTGCGCGCGGTCCCAGGTCTCCGCGTCGACGACGACGTCCCGATACGTCTCGCACCGGATCATCCGGTAGACGTGCGAGAGGTCCCACTTGAAGACGAGCGGGTTCCCGGTGCGGACGGACGCCCGCGGGGGCGCGTTCTGGCGTAGCCAGAGAACCAGGTCGGCCGGCGCGTCGCCGTCGAGCCACCGGTCGAAGATGAGCCGCACCGTCGGCGCGGTCGCGGGGTCGGGTTCCGCGCGCCCGTCCTTGCCGCGTAGCACCCCGTAGGGCGGCTTCGAGGCGACGAGGAGACCGTTGGCCCGCCGCCGGACGAACGAGGCCCGGGAACGGTCGGCGCGGACCTCATTCTCGAAGCCGGCTTGCAGGGCGGCGAAGATGGGGCCGACCGAGTCGATCACGCGCGCGAAGGTCACGTCGCCATCGGTGCGCGTTCGGATGGTGACGCCGAGCTTGCGGAGGTCGTTCAGCGTCGCGATCGCGTCGAGCGGCATGCGCCCGACCCTGTCTAGGCGGACCATGAGGATGCGCCCCGGACGGTCGGCCTTCGGAATGCCGCGAAGCCGCTCGACCAGCTCGACCAGGATGGTGCGCGCCCCGTCGCGCCCGGAGGCAACCCCCTCGAAGATCCCGTTCGGGTCAATCGTGGCGCCCAGGCGCGCGGCCTCTTCCTCGGCCCACCGGCGTTGCTCGGGCAGCGTGTAGCCTTGCTCGTCCGAACTCACGACCAAGTAGACCCAAACGCGCTCGCTCATCGAACCCACGTTCGAGGTTTTCCGTGAAACAAATGCATGCCGTGAAACACTACTCGGCCGGCTCGTCCTTCTTGCCACCGTCGATGACGGTGAACCCCTCGCGGCGCTCGCGCGCATGCAGGGCGATCTGCCGGTCGGCGATCGCGCGCGTCTCTTCGGCGGTCCACTTCTTTTTCGGCTTGGGGTTCTGTGCCTCGAGCTTGGCGAGGATACCCGACATGTCGACGTTGATCGTCAGGCGACGACGGTCGCTCACGGGTGCGAGGCCGCCCAATCGTCGCGCGCGGGCGCGCACGCCGAATCCGCCCAGGTGCGCCATACCCAACCGACCAGGGGGCCCTTGCTGACCTCACAGCCGGCCGGGTGGCCGCCGTCGCGGTGGTCCGTCGTGTCGTAGCGCACGGTCGCGCTCACGGACCTGCGGCGTGGGTCCGGGGTAGCGGTCGAGTCGCCGAGGGCGTCGAGCCAACGCGCGGAAAGCGTGCCGTCGGCATTGAGGTAGAACAAGACGCGCGCCTCCCCATTGGCTCCGAAGGTCAGGGTGGTGTTCGTGAAGACATTCGCGCAGCTCCCGTTCGAATCCGCGCCTTCGCCATCGGTTTTCCGCTCGTAGTCGAAGAGCTTGACGTCACCCTTCATCTTGACCACGCGTAGTCCGTACGCCTGACACCGCGCGGCGCCCTCGTTGTAGACCTCGATCCGGGAACCGTCGGGTGCGGCGAGCGCCGCGCACATGTCGCCGGCACCGCACCGATCAGGCGCCGTCGCTATGGATCCGTCAGGGTAGGTCGTGGCCGCGACCGCTGCGCCACGAACAGAGAGAGCCAAAAGAACCATCGTACTCACAGCCCTGTGGATAACTCCTGTGTCACGCATATGGCACCTCCGGATGTTCAACTTGGGCATGGAGCCGCTTTCGCTTTTTGACCCCGCCGTGAATGAGATCATGACTTGCCTCCGGATCGCTTCCGAGGTAAACTCTTGGGTGCCGCTGCGGCCTCCGCGCTGCCCGCTCGGGCTTGCGCCAGATCACGAACCATCCGAGCTAGATCGTCGACGCGGACCTCGATCGCCGCAAAGCGATCTTCCAAATCGAGAGACCGGCTAGCCCGAGCCTCGGCGGCGCCTGGCATCCCCGCCAGCTTCTTTGCCTGCCACCCCTCATCGGGCAAGAAGTCCTCAAGGCGCTTCCCGAGGACGAGGGCGATCCGTGCCATCTGTTGGATGCCGGGGTCGTTGGTTTGGTCCTGCTCGAGCCGCGAGATGACCGCCTGAGCGACGCCTGCACGACGAGCTAGCTCGTCCTGTGAAAGACCGGCCTCGGTTCGAAACGCCCTTACAATACCACCCAATGTCGCCATCCGAAAATGGTTAGACAAGTCCAGCATAAAGCCTCACCCGGAAAAGAATATCCGAAACTGATTGACAGGGTATCCACAATCGGGTATCCTGTGGATATGCAAAATCGGTTTGCCGACCAGCTACGGGCGGCGATGGGTCAGATGACCCAAGAAGAGCTTGAGGCCGCGTCCGGGATTCCGCAGACGACGATCTCCCGGTACCTGCGCGGGAACGCCCAGCCGAACGTGGCGCGCCTCGAGACCCTCGAGCGCGTACTTCCGACACTGCGCGATCTTCGCGCCAAGGCTGTAGCGGCATAATGGGGACGGTAGCACAATCCAAGCGGGCACCCCGTATTTCCCGCGCAGGACGCCCCAAGGCGACCGTGGTCGCGACCATCGAGTCGAACCTCGATGCGGTCTCGCGCGACCAGGACGAGGCGAAAACCCTCGCCGACCTCATCGAAGAAGAGCGCATCGCGACCGCTCACTGCCGGTGTGCGAACAAGCGCCTCCACAAGATCGACTGCGAACTCCAAAAGCTGCTCCTCGCCCGCGCCGATGACGCCGAGAAGCGCATTGCCGAGAACGCGAAGCTCTCTAAGCTGGTCGTTCCCGACAACGAAGCTGGGCATCGCATCGTCCGCGCGATCGACAAGATCGTCCAGCGCGTCGAGCGCGAGACGCGCCCGAGTGCAGTCGCATGAGCGATCGCGTCATCCTTCTGGACGACGTCCAGGTCGCTCGTCTCCTCAAACTCCAGGACCGCGTCCTCGCTCGTATTGCGAGAGAAGAAGCCTTGGCCTCTTCGACCGGTTCGCTTGAAGGGAAGGTCGCATCGTGATTCATCCTTCTGTGGTGGCCGCTCACGCGGCGCTTCGCCAGGCGAAAGAAGCCATCGAGGCGATCCCCGAGCGCATCGTCTGGTCCGAAGCCGCGCAGCGCCAGATCATCGACGTCACCTACGCGCTGGGCGATGGCATCGAGTTCACCTCGGCCCTCGGCGCGATGGATTCGTGCGAAGATGGTTGCGCGCATCGCGACCTCTCGTACTACGGCGCGGCCATCATCGACGAGAAGACGGTGGCGGCATGACGCCCGAGATCGAGTTCTGCTGCGTCTGCCATGTCGAGACGATCGAGATCTTCACCGACGCGGACTACAACTTCGAGACCGGCACCTACACCGACGCGACGACCATCTTCACGAAGGGTGCGGTCGACGGGCGCGACTTCGGCTACTCGGCCGGAACCTACGTCGGACCCAAGTGCGCCCAGGCGATCGCGGCATGAGCGACATCGCACAGCAGACCCAACTCTTCGCGCCGATCGTCGGGGACGACGGGACCGCTCCGGTCCTCTGCGCCTGTGGCTTGACCGAGCAGAACCGCATCCACAATCCGCGCAAGAACGCGCGCGGGCGCGGCTACCATGCCTTCGTCGGCGAGTGCGCGGCGGCACGGTTCCACAGGCATAATCCGCACGTCATCGACCTCTTGGCCGAAACGACGCGGCGTATCAAGCGCGATCTCGGGGCGGAGTGCATCGGTTTCCGGCTCGTTTGGGAGTTGGCGCGCTACGACTATCGCCTCAAGACGCGCGACGAAGAGAGCGCGAAAAAGCTGAACAACAATTACCAGGGTTGGTACTCGCGCGAGATCATGTCGCGCTACGCCGACCTCGACGGTGCCTTCCATGTTCGGGAGCGAGCGGCATGAACGTCAAAGAGAATCCCGACGTTCGGGTATCGAGCATCGCGCTCGTCATGCTCAACGCGGCTCACGAAGTAGGCGCGACGGACGAAGAGACCTTCGCCGCGTCGGAGCAGATCGTCGCCGTCCACAAGATGGTCGGGCGGAGCGCGGCGCCCTCGAACGTCATCCCCCTGAGGCCGCTCGCATGTGTCTAGCATCGCTTCTTGAGCAGCCCGAGGCCATCGACGCACAAGCGTCCGCAGAGAAGCTCGACGCCGCGCTCTCGCTCTACAACGAAGCCGACGAGGCGATCCGGTATTGGGTCGGTCGCCGGAACGATGCCGGCCACGACGTGATGCGCTTGCTCAACGTCCAGGGGCGCTTCACCTCGCTCACGTTCTCAACCGAGACGCTGCCCTGGCGGTGGTACGGCATCCGTGGGCGTCACCTCTCCCCTTCGGCCAAACGCGAACTCCGTCGCTTGGAGGCGATGTACGAATGATCTCGCTCCACCTCACCAACGCCATCGGCGCGAACGTCTCCGTGCCGGTCGAATCCGAAGCCGACCTCATCGACGCGATGCGCACCTGGGGCCGTAAGCGGTTCCGTACGATCTCGCTGCCCTACGGCGGGTTGCACTTCCCGCTCGCGATGGCGCAGACGTTCGATTGGTCCATCATCGGCGCGCAACCGGACGAACTCAAGAACGACGAGAGCGGCGCGATGGAGCCAGGCGTCTGGTTCGAGAATCGCTTTTGGAAGCGCCGCGATCTGCCGGCCAACGAGAAGAAGAAGATGGGCGCCGCCGTCAAGTATTCGCGCGGCGCGAACGACACCGACCGCGCGAACCCGAACGTCCTCGTCGAGGGTGACGACAAGTTCGGTTACGTGACGCTCGTCATTTTCCGCGGCGAAGGTCGCGCGCAAGCCGAGTACGAGCGCCCGCGCGCAGCCGCGGAGCCGAAGGCGGAGCGCACATCTGACGACGCCGACCCGATCTCCGACAAGCTCCTCGCCGCGATCGTCGCCGCCGCAAAGCAGCGCGGCATGGGAAACCGTGCCCTCATCGACCTTTCGGTCCAAGTCAACCAAACACCGGGCTACCACACCTCGACGATGGCGCAAGGGCGCAAACTCTTCGAGGCCATCGCCCGCTACCAAGCCGCCTAGATTCAAGGGAAAGGAGCCGAACACCGTGACCGATTGCTTGAACGAAGCCTGCGCTCGCGCGTTCCGCGATAGGAACAACGGCGCGCAGCGCATCGGCCTCTGCGCCGACTGTCTGGCTGCGACCATCCGGGAGAAGATGGGCCTGGATCTCCCGCGCGCGTCGAACCACCTCGACGTCGGCGTCTCGGGTCGCGCGGCATGAAGGCGATCGTCAACGTGGAGCGCCGCAAGCGTTTCGCGGGGACCACGATCGGCCATGCGGAGGTCAAGGACGCCGCCACCGGGCGCGTTGTTTCCGAGGCGTCCATCACCGATTCCTGGGCCACCCCTGCCCCCAAGACGTTCGCGGAGAGCGATGCCCGCGACCGGAGCGATGCACCGGCGGCGTTCCTAGTCGTCGCCGGTGTAGCCGTTCTCTTGTTCCTCTCGTTCGTCGGAGCGGTTGACCTGTTCCATACGATCATCGCGTGGGTGGGATCGTGGTAGCCCAAGGATATGCGCTCGCTCCGCTCGCGGCTTCGCGCCGCGATGCAAACTCATACCTCAACTCGGCCAACTAGAAAGGCTCGACACAATGGACGCAACCCACCTCGGACGCACCATGAAGGACCGGATCACCGGCTTCCAGGGCACGGCGACCGGCTTCGTGGTCTACATCAGCGGGTGCAATCAGTTCCTTCTCGCGGCTCCCTCGAAAGACGGCAAGAGCGGCGAGGCCAATTGGTTCGACGATCAGCGCCTCGAACTCGTCGGGGAGACGCACGTCGTCCTCGACAACAGCAAGACGCCCGGCTGCGACGCCGCCGCTCCGGTTCGCTAGGCCCTCATGTCCGCGCAACTGCAGGCGTTCGAACTCGGCGAGATCACCTTCTGCACCTACGCGGAAGAAGAGCGCGCGCGGTTCGTGGCTTGGTGCCTCGACGAGTGGACGCGCGCTCGTTGGGGCCTTTCCGAATACCGGGTCTACGAGACGAGCGAAGCCGCGCCCGCAGGCGCGCACATCCTCGACTTCAAGCATGCTCGCAAGGTCTATCGAGCCTACAAAGTCGCCCTCTACGAAGAGGGCTCGAAGTCCGGTGCGATCTCCAAGATGGTGCTCCACGCGATTCCGTGGGCCTGTGCGGTCGCCATCGTGTTCCTGGTCGTGCTCATGGCGGTGAACAAGTAGCCGCATGCCGCAGCCCTTCATCAAGTTCTACCCCCGCGATTGGGACGCCGACATGCAGCTCCTGGGCTGTTCTCTCGCCGCGCGCGCCCTCTGGTTGCACATGATCCGGGTCATGTCCGAAGCGGACCCGTTCGGGTTCTTCGTCGGTCGCGCCGGCGAGCCGATCGACCTAACCGCGTTCTCGCGCCGGATCTGTGCGGAGCCTCGCGACGTACGGAAGCTGATCGTGGAACTCCGCACCGGCGGCGTCTTCTCGACGGACTCGAGCGACCGCATCTTCTCGCGGCGGATGGTTCGCGAGCATGCGCGCCGGGAGCAGCTCATCGCGAATAGTGGACTACCTGTTGTGAACACAACTTGTTCCACAAGCGAAACGAATCTTGTGGACACAAGAAAACCGTCGTTTGTGCACACGGCTACCAATGGAAGCCAGAAGCCAGATACCAGAGATACGTCCTCACTTCGTTCGTCCGCGCTGGCTTTCGGGTCGTGGCCCGTCGGGGACATCCCGAGACTCCGCGAACTGGCCGCGCTCTTTCTCGCCGCCTTCGGGAACTGCCGCGACCCGATCAAGGCCGAGAAGCACATGGGCGCCTACACGACCGTCCTCGCCACGTTCTCGTCGCGTCAGGCGACGATCGAGCAAGCCTGGGACGCCTGCGTCGACGCGCTCGAAGCGGCCGGCGGACGCCCCCTGTTCTCGTCCGCGATCCGAACGGCGATCGCGTTTCTCAAGCCCGCGCGGCCCTCGGAATCCACGCGCTCCAAGACCACGCAGTACCTCCACGACCACGGGATGACCGCATGATCGAAACCATCAGCGACGTCGCCAAGCGCGCCGCCGCGAACGCCGCAGTCCCTCGGCCGGACCTCGAGCAACTCGAGACCGAGCGCCGGGAAGAACGCCGCCTCGAAGAGTTGGCGCGCACCCGGCGCGTCTCGGCCATCCCGCCGCGCTACGCGAAGGCGACGGTCGAGAACGTCAAGGTCGACGGGCGCAACCGCCCCGCCGTCGACCGCGCGCGCAGCATCGTCTCGGCTGGCATCTACCGCACCGGTTTCGGGATGTGGGGACCGGCCGGCGTGGGGAAGACCTACATCGCCGCGGCCATCGGGAACGGCGCGATCGCCGCCGGGTTCGGGGCCAAGATGTTTACCCCCGAGCAGCTCTTCGCGCGGTACTTTAGCGCCTCGAGCTACGGCGGGGATGAGGCCGTCGCAGACCTCCTCCGCGAGGTTGCCGAGACCCCCGTCCTGATCCTTGACGACTTCGGCTCGGAGGCCGTCTCGCGCCCGAAACTCGCCTTCCTAGCCGAGATCCTCAACGCGCGCTGGAACGCCGATTGCGGCACCCTGATCGTGACCGCGAACACGTCGTTCGCCGACCTCATGGACAAGTACGTCGAGCTGTCCGAGAAGGCCGGCGACCGGGAGCGCGGGTTCGCGATCATGGACCGGATCCGTGCTTTGACCGGCGAGTGGCTCGGCCTGGTCGGGAAGTCGCAGCGCGGCTTCGACGGTGACGCATGACGCGCGCACAGTTCGAGACCTGGACGACCTGGGTCATCTGCTGGACCTGCATCATCGTCGGGGCGATGGTGCTCGGTTCAGATTCGACGATGCAGGCACTTGCGCGTGGGTTCGCGCTCTTGGCCTTCCTCGCGTTCTCGGTTCCTCTTCGGGCGCAGGTGCTCGAATGAACCGCGCCGATCGCATCGCTCAAGGCATCTGCGTCGACTGCTCGCAGAAGGTCTACAAGGGCACCCAACGGTGCTTCGACTGCGGCGTCCAGAACTCCAAGCGCGGACGCGAGGCGAGCGCGCGCGCGTACGCCGCGAAGAAGCGTTGGGGTAAGCTCCCCGTCTGCCCGAAGCACGGGAAGAAGCACATCGACGGGCGCCTCTGCGGCGAGGCTCCCGGTCAACCGAGGCAGCGCAAAGCGTTACCCGAGCGCCTCGTCGCGCCGCGTGGCCGGAACTTCGATAGCTCCGCGCTCCTGCATCTTTTGGCGGAATCGGCATGAGTAAGGGCGGCAGAAAGTGGCTCGTCCTGCAAGCGGTCATCGACCTGACCGCGCAAGGCAACGGACGCCCCCCGACCTACGATGAGATCGCTGCGCTCGTCGGCGTCTCGAAAGCGAACGTCGCGCACCATCTCTCCGTGCTCGCGCGCGAAGGGAAGATATCATGGCGCAAAGGCGAGCCGCGTTCGCTTCGGGTGATTGACGATGCTGCCTGACATCGACAACGGTACGCTCGTCCTGCTTGCGATAGCCGCCGGCTTCGTGCTCTTGTTCGTCGCGTTCGTCTTGAACCGTACGACCAACGAGACCGCCGAAGCCGCCCAATCGCCTCTTCACGACTACCATCATGAGGTGCCTTTTGAGTAACGAGAATACGCGCGCCGATGGCGCGGCTTCGCCTGCCGATGCCGTTCTGTGTACCTCATGCGCGCTTGAGGAGAGCGAGGTCTGCCACGACGGTAAGTACGTGACGTTCTTCGAGGATTTCGATCTTCGCCGTTCACACACAATACGTCCGCACCGTTTCGCGAAGCCCGCGCCGTCAGGCGAGGCATCATCGTGAGTCACGCATACGAAGGCGATTCGGTCCCGATGGACGACCGGCGCATCCTCTCCGAGCCCGGCTTCAAGCATGGGGTGACGAACAAGACGCGCGGCGCCCTGTTCGCCGCCATGCGCGACTATCTCGAGGTCGACCCGAAGGACAAGGTCTCACGCATCGCCTTCGCGCGCGCGCAGGGTATCATGATCCACTCGTTCGCACAGTTGACCGAGGGACAGGCGCGCTACCTCATCGGGCGCGTGGAGGACGTCGGGCCGATCAATCACGTCTTCTTGCCGGTCGACGCCGACGTGCTCGCCGAACTGCTCGACGGGTATGGCGGGGAGTCGCCGATCATCCAGCAGACGAAGCTGCGCGACGACATCACCCGCGCGCGGTTCTCCGCAAAGATGGGGGCGCCGTCGTGCGTTTGACCGTCATCGGCGTCGCGCTTCCCCAGGGCTCGAAGTCCGCTTTTGCCTTGAAGTCGGGGCGCGTGGTCGTCACCGATGGGAAGAAGGGCGGGAACCTCAAGGAGTGGCGCGGCGCGATCGCGGCCTGCGCGCGCCTGTGGCTCTCACAGAACGGCATGCCCGCGCCCCTGGACGGCCCGGTGAAACTCTCGGTGACGTTCTACCTGCCCCGTCCCAAGAGCGCGCCCAAGCGCGTCACGAAGCCCGACAAGAAGCCCGACCTCGACAAGCTCGTCCGCGCAGCCGGCGATGCCCTCTCGAAGATCGCGTACACCGAGGACTCGCGTATCGTCGAGATCCACGCGACCAAAGAGTTCGCCGTCGACGCGCCCCCTCGCGCCGAGATCCACATCGAGGCGGCATGAGACCGCTTCAAGCCAAGGCCAAGACCACCAAGGATGCTCGGACCTGGCATAACGAGGTCTTCGCGCTCTACGGGAATCTCTGTTGGTTCGGGAAGCGCGTAGGGCATCCGAAGAAGCGCGCGATCGACGCGGCGCATGTCATCAACCGCGGCACGAAGCTCGGGCCGCTCCGGTTCGCCGACGCGCGTCTCGGCCGGCCGCTTTGTCGGGAGTGTCACGACGCCCAGGGCGCACATGAGATCGAGTTCTCACTCAAGGATCAGCGCGAGGCGGTTGCCGCGCACAACGAGATCGCCAAGGTCAAGTTGGTGATGCCGTGACGTTCAATCGGCAGGCGAAGTCCGAGCCTTTAGGCGAGGCACCCCATTCGTTTTCTTGGAGAGTCTAGATATGTATTCAGAAGAAGTAGTAGGAGAGGAGTCTTTGGGCTCCGAGGATGTGGTGCGCTCCGGCTTCGCCTCCGCGGCTTCGCGTGGTGGGCTGAACCCGTGAGCCAAGAGCCACTCCCGTTGACGTACGAATGCTCGCCGCAGACCTACGGTCACGTTATCTCGCCGGGGCACACCTACTGCCATTGTAACTCCCTGCTCGTCCGCAGCCACGACGTTTTCAACTTCGAGGAAACCCGTGATGCAGTACAGGGAAAAATCATGGAGGGGCTCTATCGCGGCGAATCGCTCGCGGAGATTCTCAAGGTTGCGGTCGTCCAACTGATCCCGCTCGACCCGACGCTCGAAACCTACATCGACGACGCAGAGAAGCGCCGTCGCGACGAGAGCGGCGAAACGCTCCTGAGCAAGTACGCCGTCTGCCATGGCTGCAGGGTGGTCATGGAACACGCCGACCTTCGTTGCAAGCCGTGCGCCGAGGGACGTAGTCCGTACGACCTGCTTAACCGCAACGGCTCGGGCGAACCCTATGACCGCAAATGGCCGGAGAAGAAAGCATGAGTGTTCGCAATCGTCGCCGCGCGGCTCGCCAGATCGCGCGAGCCAGGAAAGCCGTCGAGCATGCCGATTGGCAGAGCAAGCCGCCCGAGTTCTGGCCCGCGATGGCAAAGGCGTACAACCCGACGTTCGATGATGCCGAGGCCGAGAAGGTGGGCGAATCGCTACGCAAGTTCTGGCTCATGTGGTCGGACCCGGCGCATGCCATCTATGACTTGAACGCGCCGCACGAGTCTCGTTCTTCTTGCGCCGAAGCGCCCGAGCGAAGCGAGGCATAGACAACGTGCGTTCTCCTCGTAGTAAAAAACAGAAGTACGATGGTGCCCTCGCTATTCGCTCGGGGCTCCGCCAGGCGAGGTTACACCCGTGAGCCATCGCTTCTGCATCGAGTGTACGGACGAAGCCTGCGCGCTCCACCAGGCTATGGTGGACAGCCGCGAGCATCCAGGATGCTTCTTCATCGACGATGACGGTACGCCGTGCCCCTCGCCCTCTCGCGCCCACAACACCCTCGGGTGCTATCGCTACCACGCTGACCTCATGCCGCACTGCCGCGAGTACGACGACGACCTCGTTTGCATCGGCGGACGGTGCTGCTACATGTGCGACTTCGAGGTTCAACCCGAGGACGAGGAGCCGGATCCGGTCGAGCCTGCGTCCTTGCCCCTGCAGACGGCGCTGTTCGCATGAGCGCCTACAAGGACCGCCTTTCTCGGAAGGACGAGGAGTCGATGCACATGCTCCTCGTCGCGATTATCACGCACCGAAACGAGTGCGGGTGTCCAATCGACATTCAGGTCCAGCACGGATACCGTTGGAGCGCTCACCCGAATCATCAGATTGGTTGCCACCGCAGGCTTTTTCGGATGCACGACCTGCCGGAGCACTTGCGTTCGTGACGCCGACCGCATCGCCCGCCTCGCGGAGCCGCGCGTAGCGCGCACCCACCACGTCTTTAGAAAGGCACAAAAATGAGTTTACGAGATACTCTTAGGAAACAGATTGAGGAGTTAGAACGTGGTGCGCTCCCGTTGGTCGCGGCTCCGCCAGGCGACCTAGACCGCGATGCGCTTGCGGAAGCGTTCCTCGTCGCCTCACGCGGCCCGTGCAACCTGATCGGAGCCACGTCGTGGCTCGCATTCGGTCGTCAGCACGCTCGCATTCACCACGACGACGAAAAGGGCGAGCACCCCGAAACCTGCTTCAACTGCTGGCATACGGTGCTTGAGGAAGCGTACGCGAGCGCCGATATTGCCATCGGCTTCGCGAAGCCCGCCGAAGGCGGCACACCCTCCCCCAACCCGTGTCTCTATGCCCTCTATGCGGTGCTGGAACTCTGCAACGACTTCCATTCGGACGCCGAGATGCGCCCCGTCGTACTCGCAATCGAAGAAGCCGCTACCAAGGCATACGAAGAAGCGTTGTCCGGTGCCTCGCCTAACGGCTCGGTTGCTCGCGCAAAGGAAGAACGTCAATGAACGGTTGCATCGGCGAGAACGCCGCGCATGAGTTTACCGAAATGAATGGCGAGATGAGTACCGAGAATCAGAAGCGCCTTACCCGCGTCGATATAGTTGGGTGGGCGTGGTGTAAGCGTTGCGGCTCAGTCTTGGAAGTCAAGGCGGGTGCGGGAGAACCGCCCGTGATTACGGCACCCCGATATAGCGTGGCGACATGAAAGCGAAGTCCTGTTGTGACGAGGACCGTCGCCCTCCGCATCCGATGGGAACGGTCGGGCTCGCCTATGAGAAGTATCAAGCCATCGTGATCGCGGACCTCGGTACGTTTTGCGGCGGTGGCGATGACATCAAAGCGGTCGTGAACTACGAGGGCAACGAGTGGGACGTAGGTTGGCTCGGTGCCGATGAGTTTGCCCCCATCGCGGAGTCCGCCCGTGAGGGCGGCGTATCATCCCCCTTGGTTTCTGCGGAAAAGGATGTGACCAAATGACGGATAGAGAGGGTGCCCTCCCTGCGGTCGGGGCTTCGCCTGCCAAGTTGAGCCCGGAGACGAAGCCCCGCAAGCTGACGGAGCGCCAGAAGCGCTCATACGTCGAGCAATCGTTCGGAGCGCGCCAGGCTTGCTACGAACTGCTCCATCGCGTTGGAGATGCCAACGCCCGTGCCGCGATCGTAGAGCAGGGCCGCGCAGCAGAAGAATCGCTCGTCAAATATGGCGGGATGATATTCGGCTCGCTCTTCGCGGACGACGTTCTTCCTGTCCCGCAGGACCCTGAGCCGTTAGGCGAAGGCACCTCATCGTCCCCCCACTCTTCTAAGGGGAGGTAAAACGTGAACCAGGATGATATGCGCTCGCGTTCGCTCGCGGCTACGCCTGCCAAGCCGAACCGGGACAGCGCGGTGCAGGAAGGAAACGGCTAAGATGAACGGATGCATTGGCGAGAACGCCGCGCATGATTTTGTCGAAATGAACGGCGAGATAAGCGCCGAGAATCAGAAGCGGCTCGGGCGTACCGACGTAGTTGGGTGGGCTTGGTGTAGGCGGTGCGGGTCCATCCTGGAGATCAAGGCTGGAGCGGGCGAGCCGCCCATCATCACGATTCCAAAATACGGAGAAAACGCATGAAGGCACCCATCCAGGAGTACCGAGAGCGCAGCGCGATTTGGAACTCGTTTGGCAAAGGCCCAAAGTGGTCGATGGAAGACCTCCCGCTAACTGACGAGCAGAAGGTTCTCGTTCTCGAATGGTACGCCCGCAAGATCATGGATGCGTTCGTTAACCTTGGCATACAGGACGGCTACGGCAAGTCTTATGATCCTATGAGCATCGAGGAAGATCGCAACGTGGCTCACTCGTACGTGTTCGACCTTGAGGATGGTGGCCGCCATCATGCATATGTGAACCTAGCGGACCTAGAGCGCCGATTGTCGCTGGAGCTAACGACTCAGATACGCGACTACGTAGACGATGGCAACGGTTTCCTTACCGTCAACAAGTTTGCCGGCCACGCGGAGCCGCGTAGCGCAGCGGAGCGCACCACACCCAAAGAGGAGCGTTAGATGGATCGCAAAGCGATAGAGAAGCGGCTGGAAGCCGAGCGGGCCTTTACTGCGGAGTGGATGGTCGGGCGCATAGCCGAGACTGACCGCGACATTCGGGACCTCTTAGCTCGAATCACCGAGTTAGAGGATGAGGTGGGATACGTCCTGGACGAGATCGCGCACCTGCGAAAGACGGCTGACGAGGTAGAGAACGCGGGGCTGACGCGCAAGAAGTTTGGCTCGACGGAATACGTTGCCTATACGCCGAGCGCCGTCCATCATCTGCGCCAGAAGGCCGACGACCTCGAAGGCTTGCTCGCCGGGAAAGGTGTCGGCGGCACCAAGGCTCCGCGCCGCGATGCGAAGCACCGGAGCGAAGCGACGGCACAAGGAACGGCTACCCCATGAAGCCTGAGGAGATAGTAGTAGGGGGAGTCTATCGGGTGAAGGGGTGGGCGCGGCCTCGAACGGTCAAATCCATCTTCACGAATGGAATGGGTCGCGTCATGGTTCATCATCACGGCCCGCAGAACGCTTGGGGAATAACCGAAACGCAACTCAAGACCTTCGCTTCTTGGGCTACAGAGCGTATAGACGGAGAGAACCATGAGTGATGATGTGCGGTGCTACGCCCCGACCCCCGTACTGCAAGACCTGGTGACGGATGAGATTGTGGACGACGCTCTGACGCTATGGACGGGCGATAAGTGGGGACCCAAGCACGACGTGGACGAGCACGACGAGTATCAGGTCGATATGCGCTCCTCGATGCGGGCGGTCCTCGAAGCCGCGATCAAGGCCAGCCAAGCGAAGCCGACCGAAGGTCGCACAGAACCCAAGGGCGGTTGGTGTCAAACCCCTGCTAAGTGCATGTTCTGTGGGAAGGTGCGAGATATAGCCGTTTGGCTTGGTGATAAGTACGTCGCGGCTTGCCAACAATGCGTAGAGGATTGCGGTCTATCGGACGAAGCGGGCACCAACGCATCCCCCTCAAGCGTGGCACCCCTCCTAACTGACGACGGGATAAAGCATCGCGTCATCGAGTACCACATCGAGGGGCAACAGCCGGGAGCGTCTTGCGTCAAAACCTGCGCCGCCTACGAAAACGGCATCAGGTGGGCTCGCGATCACTACGAGAAGCACTTGAGAGGTGAAGCATGAGTGACCTGATAGAACGGCTGGACCGCCTCATCGCAGCAGACCGAGACGTTCGAGGCTACAACATCGGAGAAGACGAAGCGGTCCTCATCGAAGTACGAGACACCATAGAGCGTCTACAGAGAGAGAACGAAGAACTCCGAGGACGAGTAGACGCGCTCCCTGCGGTCGCGGCTCCGCCAGGCAAGCCGAGCGAGGAGTTTCTGCTAGGCCGCCATGCGGGCCAGCGCGATATGCGCGACAAGCTCGACGGTAAGTACGAACGCATCCTCGACACCATGCGCGAACATTCGGTCATGTGGAGAACACGCGCCAGGACAGCCGAAGGCGAGCTGAGAGCGTTGCGTCGTGGCTGGCGCGTCACCGAAGCGATGGCAAGGCGCGTGGTCATCGACTACGAGGGCCAGGTGAACAAGCTCGGTGGACTAGAGCCGTATGCCTCGACGGTTGCGACAATGCAACGCATTCTCGAAGTCGTATTCAAGACGGGACATACATCATGCCCGTGATCCCATACTTCTGCGCCGACCTCGGCCACAATTGGGTCCGGACGAGCGGGTATACGATGACCTGTCCGCGTTGCGGGAAGCGGATGGTCATATGACGCCGACCATCAACGCTCGCCAGGCGGAGCCGGAGCGAAGCGACGCACAAACTCCCTCGGAAAAGAGCCTAGGATGAACAACGAGAGTAAGCGGCCTTCGGCCGGCGCTGAGGCGCGAGAGGAAGTGGTCCCGACGATCACCGCAACGGCCGGGGATTGCCAGGTCGATGTTCAGGCCGGCGTCGAGCCGCGCTATTGGTATCACCAACTATTGGGCTTCGAGCGGATGCCCGGATCCGCGAAGATCCAGCTACGACGCCTCGACCTGAACGTGATCGTCGCAGGGCAGACGCTGACGTTCCGCCTGTGCAACGTCAAGATTGAAGGCGAGACGGTGCCCGAAACGCGAGATTGAACACACGTTCAACACATCGCATATTGAACGTACTGACGTATGATGCCACCCGTATGGCACCGCTGCCCGCTAGGCTTGCGTCATGGACGCACCCGATCAAATACTGATCGCCGGGGTCGAGCCGCTGACTGTGAAGTGGTGCCCTCGGTGCAAGACCTCAAAGCCGTTCTCGGAGTTCTGCAGCAACAAGGCCGCGAAGGATGGGCTTTGGCTCTACTGCCGACCGTGCAAGGCGGCCAAGTGGCAGGAGGGCGATGCGAAGCATCCCGGGCGTACGCGGGAGTGGGGCCGCAGATGGCAGCGTAAACGCACCTACGGGATGGAGTGGGGCGACTACGACCGGATGCTCGCGGAGCAGAACGGTCTGTGTAAGATCTGCGGCAAGCCACCGACCAAGGGCAAAGGCAAGATACTGCACGTCGACCACGATCACAAGACGGGCCGCGTCCGCGCGCTCCTGTGCGTCAACTGCAATCAGATGATCGGCCACGCCCAAGAAGACGCCGATATACTTGTCGCCGGAGCCCGGTATATCGAACATTGGAACCTCAAAAATACCGGCTAGATTGAACGTACGTAAGCAGGGAAAGCAGGCTTGCGCTTGAGAATTTCCATGCATGGAAAAAGCGAGAGGGATGGACGACGTCATGGGTCTGACGATTCGGCGCCAGACGTTCTTCGATCTCGGTGGTCGCGACCCCGACGATCTGCATCGCGCCGCGATCGACGCGGCTACCGACTTCATCGCCGAACTTCCCCCCGAACGTCGTAACGACCTGACCGACATCATGGACACCGGCGTCGACCTGTGGGAGGCGATGGAAGCCCTGGGGATGGTGAAGCTCGTCCGAGAGACCGCCGGTCACGCGGAGCCCGAGCGCAGCGAGGCGCACTCTCCTCGTTGGTCCACGTCATTCATCGAACACCTGATGAAACCAAGCGTAGCCCCCGCCCACACCGGAGGCCGAAGCAAGGGCAAACGGAGCAGCGGGAACACGATCAACAGCCGAAAGCAACCGATCAGTTGGAGCATGGGTCCTCCCGATCGCAAGCCAGAGAGCAGATACGGGAAAGCATCATGACCAGAGATCAGCTCGTCGCCAACGCCAGGGACGCGGTCAAGGCGCTCGCTGTCAAGGAGTCACCCGAGGACAACGCGGCCGACGGCGGCGAGATGGTCGCGGAGATGTCGCAGCTCATCATCGAAGCGGTCGTCGACTCGGTCTTGAAGTCGCAGGCGGCATGAAGAATCCCTCAGGCCGGCCACCCGACGGTGAAGAGACGAAGAGCATCATCCGCTCCGTCCGCCTGACGCGCACCGAAGTCCAGAACCTCGGCGGTCTGACTGTCGCCGCCATCGTGCGCGTCGTCGCGAACGATCGTCACGCTCGCGGCATGATTCGTATTGCATTGGGGTATGATCCCGTGGTATAACGGGTGTACAAGTAGACGCGAAACACGTTTACGAAATAGGACAGACGTTCGATGACTGTGACCATCGGGCGTCTTTTTATATGCGTCGACAGGTGCGCCCACGCGCAGCCGCGCGAAGCGCGCGTACCTTCGACCCCTAGGGAGTAAGACATGAGTCTCGGTCGTCTCATCGGACGTCTCTTCGGCCATGAGCCCAAGCCCCGCAACCCCTCGTTCGCGACCTTCACGGCCGAACACCAAGCCGACGAGGAGCCCACGCCCGCCCGTTGCGGCGCCCCCGTCGTGGCGCGCGCCATCACCGCCCCCATGGTCGTCCACGTCCACACGAACGGCGACGTCCTGGCGGACTCGCGGATCGTCGACGACATCTCCTCGGCGGTCGAACGGCGCAGCCGCTCCATCCCACAGTTCGAGGCCCAACGTCGCGCCCGATCGATCGCACCGAACGCAGTGAAGAAGGCGCCGGCCAAGAAGGCCGCCCCGAAGAAGCTCGTCGTCGTCCCCCGCAAGAAAGCCGCGAAGAAAGCACCCAAGAAGTAGCCATGTCAGCCAAGCGCCTCGGTGAGGCCGTCTGGGCCGGGGCGCGAGACGAGTACGTCACCGGGAACGAATCCTATGCCGAGATCGCTCGACGCCTCGGCGTCCGAACGCGAGCCGTCGAAGACCACGCGCTCAACCGGGGGGCGAACGGGGGGCAGACCTGGGGTGAGATGCGTGAGGAGTTCCTCGACGGCGTCTCAGGCAAAGCTCGGAGCAAGGCGAGCGACAAGTTAGCGGTCGTCCTGGCGCGCGTTCGCGAGAAGTCGGCCAACGTCGCCGAGGCCGCGCTGAAGCGCCTCGCTACGAAGCTCGAGAGCGATCAGCCGATGGAAGACAAGGATCTCATCCAGGCGGCCAAGCTCGCGACCGCGGTCAAGATCGAACTCGGCGGCGACCCGAACGGCGCACCGGTTGACGTTCGCGCTACGCTCGCGGAACTGACCGTTGCGGACCTCAAGCGCCTGGCGAACAATCTCTCGGAGGATACGTGATTGACCTGGGCGCCCGGGAGAATGCAGCTCTTCGTGAAGCCGTCCTCGAGGCGCTAGCCCGCAAGGACTTCCAGGCGTTCTGCGAGCGCACCGACCCGACGTATATCCAGACGCGGCACACGCGCGCGATCTGCGAGCATCTCCAAGCCCTCGCCGATCGCGAGATCCAGAAGCTCATGCTTTGGATTCCGCCGCGGCACGGCAAGACGTACCACGCTTCGGAGCGGTTCCCGGCGTTCATCGAGGGTTCCGACCCGACGACGCAGGCTATCCTGGCCTCGTACACGATCGACCGCGCGCGCGCATCCAGCCGTAAGGCGCGAGAACTCTTCCGGTCGTCCACCTGGCCCTTCGAGCCACGGCTCGACCCGAACGCCCAGGGCGTCGACGAATGGCGAACGACCGCCGGCGGTGTGGTCAAGGCGTCCGGTGTGGGCGGCTCGATGACCGGGTTCGGTGCTCACCTGCTTGCGATCGACGACCCGCTCAAGGGACGCGCCGAGGCGAACAGCGAGACGCACCGCGAGGGACAATGGGAGTGGTATACCGAGGTCGCTCGCACCCGTCTCATGGCGCGCGCAATCGAGCTCATCGCGACGACGCGCTGGCATGAAGACGACATCTGCGGGCGCATCCTCAACACGAAGGCGGCATCGAAGTGGACCATCCTGCGTCTGCCGGCTATCGCCGAAGAGAACGACCCGCTCGGGCGCGCGGTCGGCGAGGAGTTGGCCCCGGAGCTCGGCATCGAGATCCCGCGACCGGACCTCGGAGAGATCAGCACCAGAGGCTTCGAGGCGCTCTACCAGGGAAATCCGACGCCTCAGGAAGGCGACCTCTTCAAGCGCGCCTGGTTCGGCCAACGCTACCGCGCGCTGCCAACTCTCACGAAGGCCGCGCTCTATCTGGACGGCGCCTGGAAAGAGGGCGTAGCGAACGACCGTAGCGCGATCGGCCTGTGGGCGACCGACGGCGTGAACTACTACCTCGTCGACGCCTGGGCGAGTCGCGTCGAGTACCCCGACCTCAAGACGAAGCTCAAGGACTATTGGGAGCGGTGGAATGGCTTGGCCCCAACGATGTGGGCCTGCGTCGAAGACGCCGCTTCGGGCATCCCGATCATCCAAGAGCTGAAACGCACGACGAGCATCCCGATCGTCGGCGTCACCGTGGACAAGTCGAAGTGGACGCGCGCGGAAGCGGTCACGCCAATCTTCGAGAGCGGTCACGGCTACTTGCCAGAAGCCGCGCCCTGGCTCGACGAGTGGATCGAAGAACACGTCGGATTCCCCGGCAAGCACGATGACATGGTCGATACGACGAGCGGCGCGCTCGCGAAGCTCGCAACCGCCTCGACGATGACCTGGGGCAAGGCCAAGAACATCAAGTGAAAGGAGCCAGAGTGCCGATTCTCGACAAACTGCGCTCCGCGCTCGGAATCCAGGCCAAAGCCGCCACGTCGAAGACCTCGTACGCCGCCGGCCCCTACGGTCGGGTGCGCGTCCAGATGCAGGTCCTCGGCGGTGACCCGCGCGCCGGTGCGAAGATGCTCCGCGACTTCTCGCGGCGCTGCGAGCCGGTCCGCACGGCCATCAACCGCCGGAAGCGCCAGATCAGCCAAGCGAAGTGGCGCATCGTCCGCACGGATGACCCGAAGGCCGTAGTCAACCCGGCCATCGAGAAGAAGATCACCGACCTCCTGCGGTTCGTCAACCCGAAGGGCGAGAGCTTCCGCACGTTGCTCGACATGGTCCTCGAAGACGTCCTGGTGCTCGACGCCGGATGCATCGAGAAGGAGAAGACCCTGGGCGGACAGATCGTCGCCCTGTGGGCGGTCGACGGCGCGACCATCGTCCCCGATCCCGAGTGGGACGGCTCCGACCAGACCGCGCCGCGCTACTACCAATACGTCGACGGGCGCCTGGTCGCGAAGCTCCGCAACGATCAGCTCGTCTACATCATGGGGACGCCGACGACGTACTCCCCGATCGGGTGGTCGCCGGTCGAGGCGCTTGTCCGCGTCATCGAAGCGACGCTCTACGGCTCGCAGTACGACTACGACATGCTCCGGCAGACGGCTCCGGCCGGCGCGCTCGACCTCGGGCGTGGTCTGAGCACCGAGCAAGTCGTATCCTACCGCGAATACTACGAGAGCGAGATCGCCGGCACCAAGGACATCGCCATCTTCGGCGGCGGCGAACCGGGCCAAGGCTCGGGCGTCAACTTCATCCCGTTCCAGCGGTCGAATGCCGACATGCAGCGAGCCGAGTACCGCGAGTGGCTCTGCAAGGCGATCGCGACCGTCTTCGAGATGGATCCGACCGTCTTCGGGATCACCGGCGACGTCAATAAGTCGGCATCCAAGAGCCTGCAGGTTCGGACGGACGAAGGCCACGTCGCCTACGCGAAGCTCATCGAAGAGTTCATCGAGCGCGAGATCGTCTGGTCGTTCGACCAGAACCACGGGTTCGAGTTCGAGGAGCTGAACGCTCGCGACGAGCTGGCGCAGGCCAAGATCGACCAGATCTACATGTCGATCGGGAAGACGTTCCCGAACGAGCTGCGCGCGCGCGACGGCGAAGACCCGGTCGATTGGGGCGAGCAGCCCTACGTCGCGACGCAGTCGGCCTTCGCCGGCGACGAGCCGGACTCGGGCGAGGCCGACGACCAACCGGAGAATACCGCGAGCGGCTCGGGGTCCGGCAAGTCCGCCGTCCCTTTCGGGTCAAGGGCGCCAATGCCGCGCGCGAAGGCGACCTTCACACAACGCTCCATGCCATCGTGGCATCGGAGCAGCGGCGCATAGACGGCGCCTTCACCGAACTCAAGGCGAGCCTGCTCGACCGCTACCGGCGCATTTACAAGGACGCGAACAGCGACGACATCGCCCGCCTGCTTCGTGACTTCGCCGCCGGCCTGGTCTCCGAGAGCGAGATTGAGAAGGCCGCACAAGCCGGCATCGACGCGGTCCCCGACCTCGCGCACGTCACGAAGCCCGAAGCGCATGCGGTCGCGGCCATCTGGATCGGCAAGGTCCGCAAGTACCAACGGCAGTTCCCGGGGCGCATGGGTGACGAGATCGCCGCCGCGGCGTCGGAGGCCGAACAGGCCGCGCGCGACCAGGGGCTCGAGGAGGCGGCGGTCGCCGCGACCATCCTCGACGCGATCGAAGCGAAAGCCGAAGCCTTCCGCGCCGAGGCGCTCCTCTACGCCGAGCCGGTGTGGAGCGCCGGCAATCAGGGCTACGGCGAGACGCTCGATGCGTCCGACGTCAGTCTCGATTGGGTGTGCGAGCCGGACGCCTGTCCGATCTGCTCGCCGCTGCCCGACGGCAATCCGTACTCGGTGGACGCCCTGCCGATGTGGCCGGGCGATCCTCATCCGAACTGCCGGTGCTACGTGACGCCGGACGACGCCTCATGGACCGCGATCTTCGGCGACGCCGCCGCATAAAACACCGAGGAGGTGAACACGATGCCCGACCTACAGCGCCCCCCGATCGTCAACAAGAACGACGAGCGGTACTTCTCGATCAAGACCGCCAAGGTCGAAGCGACCGTCAAGACCGCCGCCGACGGCAGCGAGACGAAGGTCATCCGCGGCATCGCGTCATCCACGGTGCAGGACCGCATGGGCGACTACCTGACCGAAGCCTGTCAGGTCTCGATGCTCGACCAATGCAAGGGCATGACCATGTGGCTGAATCACAGCTACAAGGTCCCCGAGGACATCCTCGGGACGCTCACCGACGCGACCCTTCAACGGTCGACGGACGCAAGCCAAGGCGACTGCATCGACCTCATGATCGAGGTCACGATCGACGAGACGAACCCGCGCGCCCTGCAAGCCTGGACCTCCGTCGCCGAGCGCGGCGTGAAGCTGGGCTTCTCCATCGGCGGCTACTTCCTCGACGTGACCATCGAAGAGGACGAGCGGTACTACTACGCGCTCACCGTCAACGACATCGAACTGCTCGAGATCAGCCTGGTCGGTATCCCGGCCAACCCGCGCGCGTATACCAAGGCGTTCGAGGCACCGATCGAGGCGCTCAAGGTCGCGATCGTCAAGCGCGCCGAGCAGATCGTCAAAGAGGGCAAGACCAAAGCCGAAGCCGGCATACTCGTCAAGAAGTCGCTGTTCGGCGGCTCGGAGGAACACATGGATCAACTCGAGACGCCCGCGGGCGACGCCCCCGCTCTGACCGACGCCGAAGTCGAGAACGCAAAGCTCGCCGCGGCCGGCGGCGACGCCGAAGCCGATCCCGAGGCCAAGGGCGCGAAGCTCGCGTTCAACGAGCCAGCCGACGTCAAGACGCTCGACGAAGCGAAGGCGCTCCTCGTCCAGATGAAGGCCGCCAACGACGAACTCGCCGCCGCGGTCGTCGAGACCAAGGACGTGATGCCGGACGCCAAGTGCGCCGCCACCGTCGAGGCGATGAAGTGCATCAAGTCGGCCATGACCCACGGGATGTGCAAGGACGCCGCGACGTCGTCGCGCACCGGCCACGCCATCCTCAAGTCGATGCTCCCCGACGACTACGACGTCCCCGACGACGCGACCCTGGATGACGGTTCGTCCGAGTGCGCCGCGGCCGACCTCGTCGTCCTGAACGCCGATGCGCCGAAGCTGCGCCAACAGATCGCCGACGACACCGCCGCGATCGAACAACTTTCCGCCGACAAGGCCACCCTCGAAACCGAGAAGGCCGACCTCGAGCAGAAAATCGCTGAACTCAAAGCGACCCCGACCGGAAGGCAGACCGCGTCTTCCCACTCCGGCGGAAGCACCAAAGGAAGCGAGCCCATCGCGGACGCGAGCCTCTATCACAAGTCGGCCACCGAGCTCACCTCGGCGATCGGCAAGTCGGTATCGGGTCCGTCCGACGCGCGAACGATGCTTCGTTAGCGCCTACCCACCCCACTCACTCCCCGACGAGCGCGCCAGATGGCGGGCTCGTTTTTCTTTGGAGGTTTCCTCATGGCAGAGTATCCGCTCTGGCGTCCGGCCACCAAGGATCTCCCGCGTAACCACGGTGGGATGCAGTTCGAGAAAGGCGTCGAAGACCTGGCTACCAAAGCCGTCGCCGACTCCGTCTCGACCTCGCCGATCGTTCCGCAGGAGCTCTCGCCGGAAGTCATCCCGATCTTCGTGCGCGACTTCCCCCTGTACGACATGATCCGCAAGGTTCCGTCGAACGGGCTCTCGCACACGTTCCAACAGCAGACGGCCTTCTCGCAGAACGCCACCCCGGCGCTCATCTCCGAGACCGGCACCGTCTCCGACGACGTCAACACCTACAACCGTCAGACGTCGAACGTCTCGGTATTCGGTGTCCGTCGCGGCGTCACGCTCAAGGGCAAGTACGCCGGCGCCAACGCCGGTGGCCCCGGCTCCGACCTCGCCGGTCGCGAGCTCGAAGGCGGCTTGCTCACGATCGCGCGCGACGCGCAGAACGTGCTGCTCCGCTACCAGGACGTTGACTCGTCCGCGACCACCGACACCGCGGCGAACGGTCGCTACAACGTCCACGGCTTCAACGGTCTGCGCTACGTGCTGCAGAACCTCGCACCGTCGGCGAACACGATCACCGTCGACATCACCTCGCCCTGGACCGACCAGCGCGTCCTGAAGGCCGTCCGCAAGGGCGTCAATCAAGTGTGGGATGCCGGCGGCAAGATCAACCTGCTCATCACGAACACGACCGGCTCCGAAGCCATGTTCGAGGATCAGCTCTCGCTCGTCCGCTACGTGGACGACAAGACCTCCGAGATCATCCCGGGCCACACCGTCCGCATGATCTCGACCGACCAGGGTCTCATCCCGGTCCTCGTCGTCCCCGGCGGTGCGCTCGGAACCTACGTCGGTGCGGGTTCGCACACGTACTCCGACATCATCGGCGTCGACACGGACACGCTCGAGATGCCGTATCTCGGCAACCCCACGCCGTCGGTGCTGCGCATCCCGATCGGCACGGACGGATCGCTGCGCGAACTCGTCATCCCGTTCGCGATGTTCGGCCTGGCATGTCTGGCCCCCCAGTACATGTTCCGCGTCGGCCTCGAGACGGCAGCGTAGGAGGCTGAGACATGGCAAAAGACTTCTACACGATCCCCTGCAACGTCGTGAACGTGCCCGACACGTCCGGCGGTCAGGCCCAGGTCTTCCTGAACATCCAGATCCCCCCGGGCGAGGGCAATCAGCAGGAAGGCTTCATCACCGTCCAGGTCGCCGCGGCGAACTTGGGCACCATCGCAGCCGGCGCCGCCACCCTGCACTTGATGCAGTAGGCTCCGACCACACGAACCCCGAGGGGTCGGCTTCGGCCGGCCCCTCTTCAATATGCATACCGGAGGGCTCCATGCGCCACGCGATCAAGGGAATTCGCCCCGGGCAGACCATCCACACCGCCGGCGGATTCGTCGCGACCAACGCCATCGACGGCGGCGCGCATCTCTCCGACCGCCAGATCAAAGATTTGACCACGCGCGGGTACGAGCTGACGAAGCTCCCCGACGCGACGCCCGAACCGGTCGAAGAGGTCGATGCCGACGCGCAAGCGCGCATCGCCGAACAGACCGCCGCGGCGGCAGACCACGCCACCAAAGCGACCGCCGCGCCGAAGAAGGTCGCGAAGTAAGTGGCCGTCACGCTCCCCGCGAGCCTCGTCGAAGCGGCTCCGGGCAACGCCATCACCATCGCGGGCACCGGTCTCGGCTCGACCCCGACCGCGTCGATCGGCGGCCAACTCGTCATCCACTCCGACGGGACGCCGCCGACCTACGACGGCACGGCACCTATCCCGACGGCGGGATCGTCCGATACGAGCCTGCACCTCGCCATCCCCGACGGCATCACCTCGGGCACCGTGACGGTCACGGCGACGGACAACTCGACCGCGACGTTCCCGTTGCGCGTCGTCTCGCAGTACGCCCAGGCGTCCGAGTACGTCGGCGAAGGCGTGGATACGTCTGGCCTCGCGGCCGGGGAACTCGACGTCATCCTGCGGCGCGCGTCGGCCTACGTGGACGCCTACTGCGGCGCCGGGTCGACCGAAGCGCCAGGCTTCCGGCAACTGCAGTCCGTCGAGCTGCATCGCTTCCGCCCGGGTCGGAATCGCGCTCCTCGGTTCTGGCCCTGGCGGAAACCGATCGTCTCGCTGGACTCGTTCGTCTTCGTCTCGAGCAACCAGACGCGCACGAAGTTCTCGGTCAACCCCGGCGTCTCGAGCGACATCTACGTCAATACGAGCATCGGCTACACCGAAGCCCTGGCCTATGCGTTCGGGAACTACGTCCTGCTCGGCGCGATCGACTCCATCGGCTTCTCGGCCAACGTCGTGGAGATCGGCTACACCTCGGGCTTCACGATGCTCAACTGCCCCGCCCCGATCCGCCAGGCGACGATCATGGTCGCGACCGAGATCCTGTCGTACCGGAACATCCAATCCTCCGGCTTCGGCGGGCTCTCGCGCGTGAAGACCGGCGGGATTCAGTACGACCGCCGGAACGAGTCCTTCGCGATGCCCGAGCCGGTCAAAGACCTGCTCCGCCCGTTCGTCTCGCGGCGGCTCGCATGAGCCTCCTGCGACCGAACACCGTCCAGGTCATCCGCAAGGGTGGGGGTGCGAAGACCAACTCGGGCGGCACCGTCCCGACCATGACGCCGATCTACACGACGCTCCCCTGCCTCGTCGACATGAACGTCGTCACGCAGGGGCGCATGATGCAGTCGTCCACCGGCGGCCCGGTCATCGAGTCCACCCACGTCCTCTACGCCGACGGATCGAAGGTCTCGGGATACACCCCGGGGACGCACGTCACCATCCGCGGCATCGATATGATCGTCTGCGGCAACGCGCGCGGCGCCTTCCCGGACATCCGCCGAAACGACAAGATCATCGACGAGCGCGGCAGGTCGTTCCTGGTCCTCAACGACCCGTCGATGTACTACGACATCTTCCCGAACATCCAAGTCGAGCTCGCCGAAGGAAAGGAGCCGTCCTAGATGCAGATCCAGATCGACGGCATCACCACCTTGACCGAAGGCATCGACAACTGCTCGAAGCGCGTCATGCACTCAGCAATCGTCGGCGTAACAAAGGCGCTTGACCGCGCACTCGAACTCTCCCGCGCGGAGCTGAATGAGACCGACCACTCCCTCAAGGACCTGGCCGCGCTCGGTCATCCGTACTCGAAGGCGAACCCCCAGGTCATCCACGACCCGGATACGATCGTCCACGCGCAGACCGGCGACTACATCGACGCGCTGCGCGTCTCGAAACCGACCTCGGACGCCTACGGCGTCGTCGGGGGTGACGTGCATGTCGCCGAGGAGCAGGCGCAGCTCGACCGGTGGATCCAGCAAGGAACGACCAAGATGCGCGCGCGCCCCTGGATGCAGGACGTGGTCGACAATCACGGCACGGAACTCTCGAACATCGTCCAGGCCGAGATCGAAGTCGCGGTCGCTCGGGATGCCTTCCGCAAATGACGCGGTCGACGCTCCAAGCCACGCGCGCCGCGATCTACGGAGCCCTCTCGACGAACCTCGTCTATCAGGTCGATACCGGGTCGTCCTACACGACGGCGACGCTCGATCCGACGCATGTCGTGCCGCGGTCAGTGTGGCTGGCCGGCGGCGACCAGGCCCCGGACCCGCTCGTCTGCTTCTCGATCGCTGACCTCGGCGACGTCGACGGACGACCGACGGCCGGCGAGCGCGTGATGCGCCTGACGGTCTGGTGCGTCTCGACCGACGAGGATACGACGTCCTTCATCTATGAGGCCGTCCGAGCGCGCTTGAGCTACGCCGACCAGGATGCGATCGACGGGACCGCCGACCTCTCGCGCCCCGCTGCGACCTACCAACTGCCGGCGCAGTTCCGCTCCATCGTTCCGCAGCCGTCGTCACCATGCGACTACGATACGGCGACCGGCAAGTGGTATATCCGCGCGGTCTTCCGCGTGAACGCCATCTAACTTTACCCACGTCGGCGGCGGAAGAAGCCGTCCCAAACAACCGGGGGCGCACGGAGACGTGGGAGCGCCCGACTTTCAATCCAGGACCGGCGTACACGCGCGGTCCTTTTTCGTCGCCGCTGATTGCGGCGGAAGGGACTATCCATCATGCCTGTTCAGCAAAAAGACAAGCTGTCGTTCGGCACCGGTCGCGCGTTCATCCAGGCCGCCGGCTCCGCCGTCCTCGTGCCCTACGGCAACTTGACCGACTTCTCGGTCGAGTTCAAGACCGATCAGGTCTCGGCGTTCGACGAGAACGGCTTCCCGGTCGGCGTCTTCGACGGCCACAAAGAGATCGCGCTCACGATCAAGCACATGCGCTTCGATCTCACCTCCCTCGGCTTGGACTTCAACCAGGCCGCACCGGGTGCGTCGACGCAGACCTGGGCGTTCTCCGAGCAGCAGCCGATCGCGACCCACGCCGCGACCCTGACCAACGGCGCGACCTACGCCGTCGGGACGCTCTCGCTGCAGACCAACCTCAACGGCGCGCTCGTCCAATACACGCCCGTCACCGCGGGCTCGGAAGTGGCCGGCGTCTCGTACTCGGTCTCCGGTTCGGGCGTCATCGCGTTCGCTGCGGGCGAGACGGCCACGACGTGCTACTGCACGTACGCCTACACGCTCACGACCGGCTCGAAGTTGACGATCGTCAACACCTACCAGAACTCGGCTCCGTCGTACAAGTTCATCTTCGTGAAGCGCGATAAGTCGATCATCGACTCCTCGGTCGGCTGCACGGCGATCACCTTGAACTCGGTGCGGTTCGGCAGCTACAAAACCGGCTGGACCGACAACAAGCAGGTCGAGATCGAACGGTCGCTCATGGCGTTCGCCGATCCATTCGGCAACATCGGCGACATCCAACTCACCAACGTCTAAGGCTGAAAGAGGGCATCTTTCGTGAGTGCAACGCAGAGCCGCTCGGGGGCAACCTCGAGCGGCTTCTTCCGCAAAGAGCGCGAGGCAGAACTGCTCGCGCAGGCCGTCGGCGATCCGTCCGGCGTCCTCGTCACCATCGGCGGCTACGAGTTCAACCTCGTCCCGTTCGACACGGATACCGGCATCAAGCTCTTCGCGCTCATCCCGCGCATCGGGCTCCTGTGGGGCAAGATGCAAGCCGGCGTCGCCAACGATTCCGACGCATCCAGCGTCGAGGACGTCATCGAGAACGATGCGCCGTGGATCCTGGGCCTCATCAAGGCGACGCTTCTGGACTCGGCATCCTGTGCCGACCCGGACCTCGACGTCGAGTCCTTCGAGAAGTGGTTCGGACGGACGCGGTTCATCCCCATGCTCGAGGTCCTCGTTCCGAAGATCCTCCGCGCGAACGGGATGGATAGCCTCGCCGACCAGATCGAGAACGCGATCGCGAGGTACAAGAACAAGCCCGACCCTACGACACCGGCGGAGACGCCGGAGCCGGAACTTCCCCTGACGGAGGGGATCGTGAAAACCTGAGCATGACCGACATCGTCAAGCACGTTGTCGCTCACTATCGCCTCATGCCTAGAACAGCTATGCGCGGGCTCACGTTCGCGCAGATGCTCATCATGTTCGACGCGATGGTCAAGCTCCACGTCCTCACCAACCCGTTCGGGTCCGGTGAAGGCGGCGGCTCCCGGTCGGGACCGCAAGACGTCGACGGCGTCACCGGCGCGCAGATCCTCGGCGACGCCGGGATCTTCCCGGTACGCAGGGCCGACAAGTCAACACTCGATCCGGCGATCCAAGCCTATCTCAACGAGGGGGGGTGATTCCAGCATGGCATCGGAGACCGAACTCGCGATCACCGTCAAGGCGATCGTGGACGACGCGATCGTCAAACTCGGCAAGGTCAAGGCCGGCGTTGGCGACCTCGGCAACGCGGCGCAGGGCACGACCAAGAAGCTGAACGATCACCAGAAGTCGGTCGACGGCCTCTCGGGAGCCCTCAATAAGCTCGGGACGCACTATCGCGCTGCGAATCAGGCCGCCGAGTTGTTCGGGGTGTCGGCCGGCGGCGCGGTCGGTAAGATGGGCGCGCTCATCAACGTCGTGGAGGCGTTCAAGGGCGCCATCCCGATCTTCGCTGGCGTCGCGGCGGCGGCGGTCTCGGTCGGTGCGGCGTTCAACTTCGTGCGCGGATCGGTCGAAGACGCCGAGAAGCTGCAGAAGGCCATGACCCTGCTCGGGCAGACCGTTCGCGACCAGGGCGGCGATTGGGGCCACCTCTCCAAGCAGTTCGAGGAGTGGATCGAACTGCAGGAGCGCACGACGACGTTCGGGCGCCTGGACCTCATCGAAGGCGTCAAGAAGCTCACCGCGGCGGGCATGGATCTCGAGAAGGCGCAGAAGGTCACGCGCATCGCCGAAGATGCGTCGGCCGCGACCGGAAAGAGCCTCATGGACGTCGAGAACGGCCTGATGGAGGCCATGCACGGCCGGACGCAGGCGCTCACCGCCTTGGGTATCGGAACCCGCGCGGGCATCCGCGACGGCATGTCGTTCGACACCGTCATGCGCCTCATCGAGAAGAGCATGGGCGGCGCGGCGGCGGCGGCGGCGAACACCTACACGGGCGCGCTCGCGCAGGCCGGCAACGCCGTCACGGACCTCAAGGAGAACATCGGCACGGCGCTTCTGCCTGCGCTGACCGCGGTCGTTAAGGGCTTCTCGTCGATCGTGCAGAGTGCCGACGGCGAGTTGAAGCCGGCGCTGGACCGGTTCGCGACCTGGGTCAAGGGCAACGTCCCGGGCATCAAGGAGTGGTTCTCCCAACTCTGGACCACCATCAAGGACCTCGGCAAGGCGTGGCAACAGGACGTGAACCCGCAGATCGCGGAGTTCGCGCGCCAATGCGGCCTCACATTCACCGCGCTCGGGAAGCTCGATGGCGAGGTCTCGAACGGGAAGACCGGCTGGCAGCAGTTCCGCAACGTCATCCGCGACCTCATCAAAGACCTCTCGCAGATGCTCGGGTTCTTCAACGGCATCGGGCGCGCGCTCGACGGGATGACGAACGCGCAGAACCGGTTCGCGAATACGATGTCCAACTTCTGGGGAAGCACGACCGGGAAGATCCTCTCGGCGATGATCCCGGGGCTCGGCGGCGTCGTCAACCGTCGCACCGGTGCATCCGGTGGGTGGGGCACTCCCGGCGCGTCCGGTTCGTGGGGGCGCCACGGCGCATCCGGATCCTGGGGCTCGCCCGGTGACAAGCCGGCGAAGCCCGCGGACAGCTACAACCCGGCCGACACCGATACCGGCGTCGACGCGATGGTCGGCGGGCGTGGCTCGCACACGAAAAAGAAGAAGGCCGTCGGGGCGACCGTCATCCATGACGACTCCGCCAAGGTCATGGCGGCCATCCTCAAAGCCTGGATCGGCAACCTGACCAATCAGATGACCCGCAACGACTCGGCGGGTGAGAAGAGCATCGCCGGTCTCGAAGCGCAGAAGGAAGCCGTCCGTCACGGTATCGCGATGGCGCAGGCCAAGGGCACCGCTACGCCGGCGATGGAGCAATCCGCCGCGGCGCTCACCGCGCAACTCGACCTCTCGATCGCGAAGATCAAAGAAGAAGTCGCCGCGCGCGATCTCTCGACGGCCAAGATGATGGACCAACTCGAGAATACGGCTGCATCCCACAAGAAGGTCGCCGAGTCAGAGAACGCCCTGGGAGCCGCGCACGTCGCTGTCACGAAGGCGGGCAACGCGCTCGCTGAGACGATCGCTGGACTTGGCGACCACCTCGATACCTTCGGACAGGGTCTCGAGAAAATACTCGCGTCGAAGATTCCCGGGCTAACCGCCAAGCAAGCGAAGCCAGGTGATCCGGTGACGCTCGGCTTCTCCTGGGCCACGTTCTTGCTCTCGGCCGTGCAGAACACCAAAGCCTTCGCGGACATCATGAAGACGATCACCGAGATCATGGGCGTCGTCGCGCAGATCTTCGACGCACTGCGACCGGTCATCGACTTGTTCTTGAAGGGCGTCATCCTCATCGCAAACGGGTTCATTACCCTCTGGAACGTCATCGCGAAGCTGTTGCGTCTGCTCGGCATCCACGTCGCCTTGCTCGACAAGATCAACGCCGACTTCTCGGACCTCTCGCAGAACGCGGCTCCGTTCATCCAGATCGTCCACGACATCCCCACGATGAACGAACTCGCGTCGGGTAAGGTCGGCGCGCTCTACCCGGCCGGCACCGGTCACGACACCATCGTCTCCGGTATCACGACACCGATCACCGACGGCCTCGCCGACCCCGGTCTCGGCGGTGGCCTGTTGGGCGCGATCCTCGAAGTGGTCGCCGGCATCGAAGGGCTCAAGCTCCTCACGAAGATGGGTGGCCTCAGTTCTGTCTCGGGCGGCATCTCGAAGCTCTTCGGAAGCGGCGGGATGCTCTCGAAGGTCAGCGCGGCCCTGGGTAGCTCGAGCACCCTGCTCGGCAACCTCTTCGGCGCCGGCACGACGCTCGGAAGCTCGCTCTTGGCGGTCGGCGGCGGCGCGCTCGTTGGCTCGGTCGTGGGCAATCTGCTCGGCGGCGGGTCGCATACGACCAACGGCGCGGCCGGCGGCGCGATCGGCGGCGTCATGGGTCTCCTGTCGGCGGCCGGACCAATCGGCGTCATCGGCGACATCCTCATCGGAGCGATCGCCGCCGGCGTCTTCGGCCACAAGGACGACCCGGCGAAGATGCCCGATGTCTACGCGAACGGCTATGGTCAGGAGATGGCCGACCTGCAAGGCTCCGGCGTCTACGCTGGCAAGGAAGCCATGAACGCCAACGGTCAGTCCTATACCGAAAGCGGTCAGGTCGCGTCCGCGCTCGGCGGTATGGGGATGATGCAGTTCATCGCCTCCTACATCGCAAAGACGGGCGGAACGGGACTGACCTCGGCGGAGATCAGCGACTTCACCGGCGAGAACGTCAAGGATACGATCGTCGGCGGGAAAGACGGCAACCTGCAACTCGCCAACGGGCAGACCGTCTTCTGGTCAGACCTCGTCGCCGCGGCGAACGACGCCATCACCAAGATCGGGCAGTCCTTCGCTGATATGGGGAACGCGGCTACCGCGAACATCTCCTCGGTCGCCGGGAACATCACGCGCTTCATCGACGCTTCGACGAACGACCTCGCCGGCCCGATCAAAGACGGCCCCGGCGTCGCGAGTGGAAAGACGACGCAACCGGTCGCGACCGCTCCGGTTGGCGGGGGCGACATCAACGTCACGATCCAAGGCGACGTGAACGGGTACAACGACGTGCAGCAGATCGGCTCCGACCTGGCTGACTCCGTCGCGCGTCGTCAGCGCATGCTGCAGTACGGCCTCGCGCGGGTGCCGGCATGACCTTCATCCAATCGAACATCACGTTCGGGACGTATACGTTCCCCGCGGCGTTTTCCGTCGACACCGTCCAGCAGCCAAACCAGATCGACGAGACGAAGATCCCGTTCCTCGATGGGACCTCCGCTCCGGCTGGCTCACGCTCCTCGAAGCTCATCCGCATCACCGGCGACATCGGCGGGTGGGGCACGACCGATTCGGCCGGAACGTACATCCTCACGCAAGATCAGGCGCAAGCGGAGTTCGACCGGATGAACGCGCAGATCGAAGCCGGCTATCAGCAGCTCTCCATCGGCGACAATCCGGCTCGGTACATCTACGCGCAGAAGAAGCAGTCGACGCTCACGCCGCGTCCTGGTTCGGGTCGTCGGGCGTGGACGGTGCAGATCGACTTCGTCGCGCAGGACCCCCGCTGGCTTGCGCTCACCCCCCAATCGTTCGGACCTTCGTCCTCGCTTCATCATTTCACGGTCACATCGACGGGGAACGCCGTCACATACCCGATCGTGACGTTCACAGGGGCATACGCTAACCCATACCTGCAGATCTATCCAGGGACCGGAAACAGCACGCGATATATCGGAGTCAACTTCGCGATCACGATGGTCGGCGGGGATGTGTTGGTGATCGACTCCAATCCGCGCAACCGCGCTCGGGCCGTGCTCTTCAACGGCGTTCCGCGCCTTGACCTGCTCGGTACGACGGGAATTACGAACCTCATGGGGGACGCCGCGTTCTTCCCCTACATCCTTCCGGGCGACAATATTGTTTTCGCTGAATCGGTTACGGCGAACGGGAGCGGTGTGACCCTGGCCTTCCAGGATGCTTGGCTATGAGCGACGGGGGCTTCTGGCAGGTCCGCGTCTATACGGCGGCGGGCGCGCTTGTCGATCTTCCAAGCGCGGACATCGAGTCCATCGATGTCACCGATGCGATGAATGGCGGCTCGGGAACGGGCACGATTCAGTTCAAGCGTGGATTCAACTCCGTCGGTGCGATCGCGTACGGGTATCAGGTCCTCATCTGGGTTTGGGGACCAGGGGAAACGCAGCCGACTGATCCGTGGTACGCCGGCTTCATCCAGGACATCGACCAGGAACAGCAGTCCGCCTCGGGCCTGGTCACGGCGCATCTGCAGGGGAACATGACGCTTCTCGACGCCGCGATCGTCACGGAGCAGACCAATCCGTCCATCGGAACGAACCCGTCGCTCGACGCGGGCGCGTACGTCGCGCACCTTCTCTCGACGTATCAGCCGACCTCGTTCGGGTCGCCGACCATTCCCGGCACGACGTTCAACATGTTCCCGACCAACTTCGACGGGACCAAGTTGGGCGCCGCTATCGACACCGTCATCAAGCAGGGCCAGGACCTCACCGGACTCATCTTCGCATGGTACGTCCGTACCAAGGCGGACCTGACGAAGAAAGTCATCGTCCAGGTCGACCAGAATCCCAACGTCGTGGGTGGCGTGAAGTTCATCCACCTATTCCTGCAAAGCCAGATCGATCAATACAAGATCGCGACCAAGTACCGCGACATCATCAACGTGGTCGCGGTCTACGGCGCGAAAGATCCGACGACCGGACAGCAAGTCTACGGCGTCTTCGAGGACGCGACCTCGGTGGCACAGTTCGGCCCGCTCGAAGACAAGATCAGCGTCCCCGCGCTGACGACCGCGGCCGGATGCCAATCCTACGCGACGACCTGGCTGACCCTCAACGCCTACCCCCAAGCGCAAGGCACCTTCCGTATCTTGCAGCCCACCTACAAGGTGCAGGCCGGAACGTGGGTTCAGATCTGGGAGACCCCGGCGGTCATCAAGCAAGTCCGGTGCGCGCAGGTCAACCTCAAGATCAGCGGCGAGCGCATCGACCTCTACGTCTCGACCACCTCGCCCGTTCCCTACCTCGACGACGCGGTCTACCGCATGGGGATGAACGCCGGTACGTCGCAGGCGATCGTCAACACGCCGCTCGCGGTCAATAAGCAGGCCCTCTTCATCCGCGCCGGCGCGACTCTGGTCACGACGGCTTCATCCCCGGCGAAGGTCCAACTGACCGGAGCGGAGGCGGTCTTCCCGACCGTTGGCATCGTCTACGTCTCTCCCCTCGCGCTCACGCAACTCACCGACAACTCGGGCGGCGTGAACAACGGGCAGACCGGCGACGGCGCCTACACGGTTTCGGTGAATACGGCCGGATCCTGGATCATCACCAAGGGGCCGCGTCCGCAGAACAGCGCGACGCAGCAGAACGTCCTGACCGCGGTGGTCATCTCGGGCGTCCCGTACACGGCGGATTGCCGCACCCTCAACGGACAGCCGGCCTTCCCAACGCTCCCCGCGCCTACCCTGGCATCCGGCCATCCGACCGTCACGCTCGGAACGCCGGTCAACGCGGGGTCCGGTGCATACGATCAGCCGACGGACTTCTGGCTGGACCCGGCGACGTGGACGAACGCGAACCCGCAGCTCGCGTACTTCGAGCTTGGGGCCGTTCCTGCGGGGCAACCGCAACCGACCGCGTCGATCGCGCCGCTCCAACCCAACGCGACCGGGCACTACACGCCCACGATTCCCGCCTTGGGCGGTGGTACGGCCTACGACCTCTACGTCCGCGCGCACGACAACCTCGACCGGAATACGCCGTGGCTTGCGCTCGGGACGACCAATCCGAACCCCGTGGACGCCTCGGGCCTCGCGTCGATTCCCGCGACCGGAACGCCGAGCGCCGCCACCGCTCCAACCATCAGTTCCGCCGCTCTTGGCGCGGTGAACGATCAGGGCGCGGCTGGCTGGAAGCAATCCGTCTCGGCCGCTTGGGCCGATTGGTCCGTGGGTTCCGTTCCTGGATGGGTCGCGGGGTCGCGCTTCTACACACGTACGCACGGCGGAACAGCGGTGGTCGCTGCGGGCGATCGGGGCGTCCAGCAGATTTCAAATGCGATCCTCGGGACGGTCACGCTTCCGGCGGGTGTCATTTGCGATATTGGAATCAGCCTTTTCGACCTGGCCTCTGGAGCCGAGACGCCGATTGCATGGCCGGCGGCGTGGTCGAACATCCTCGCCGCCCAGATCACCTCGACGACGCTCGACATCCTCGCGCAACTCAAACTCGTCGAGCCCGACTACGTCATCAGCGGCGGCGACGTCACCTCAACCGGCAACGGGTGGGACGTTGGCACCTGGGACTCGGTCCCGTGGGACTTCTAGGAGAATAGCATGGCTCATCCGTGGTCTTTCGCCGGTGTCCCTGCGGGCACGGCTATTTCGTCGTCGAAGGTCAACGACAACTTCAACGCGCTCGACGTCGGCTTCTTCAACATCACGCAGTACGGTGCGAAGTGCGACGGCTCGACCGACGATACGACGGCATGGCAAAACGCCTTCAACGCGTGTAACGCGGCGGGCGGCGGCGTGGTCTACCACCCGGGCGGAACGTCGATGATAAGCGCCCCGATCGTGCGTGGCCTCAACCCGTGCATCCTGCGCGGCGCTGGCATGGGTGTCTCGATCATTAAGCTCCTGCCCTCGGCGAACATCAACACAAGCGCGATGGTCGCCTCGACCAGCTCCTCCGCCCTCATGCACCACGTCTTCGACGTGACCTTCGACATGAACGGTGCGAATCTGAGCACCATTCCCTCGAACACCACGTTCCTGCACGTCCCGAACGGCAGCATCCTCAAGCAGTGCGAGTTCAAGAACCGCATCGGCAACCCGACGCTTTCGAACCTCAACTTCGTCCTCTTCCTCAATCAGAACGATTGGACGGTGGAGGATTGCTACTTTCACGACGACGTCGCTCCGATCAATACGACGGGAACGATTGGCGGAACGGGAAGCCAGGTCGTCACCCCGGCGAGCATGGCCGGCATCGTCGTGAACTCCATCATAACGGTCGACTCGACCGGAACGCCTGAGACCGTCGCCGTGACGGCCAAGACGAGCACGACCTATACCGCGACCTTCCTCCACACCCATTCGGGGACGGTGGATATGAAGGGCGGCACGGCGACGAGCGACTGCGTCGGCGGTGGAAGCACCTCGCTCTCCGTGCTCTCGCAGCGCGGCGTCCTGCAGAACAACCGATTCGAGAACCTGCTCTCGGATGCGTATCAGCGCACCGACGCGCACTCCGATCTCATCGCTGGCAACCGGGTCACGAACTGCTATGCGGGGATCCTCGTCCAGGGCGGGAGCGGGCATCGCGTCGTCGGCAACGTCGTCGACTCGACGCTGCGCGGGATTCAATCCGAGTCGAACCTCAACGGCATCGCGGTCAACTTTCAGCCGGGTTCACCGGACACCTATAACGTGGTGGTCGAGAACAACGTCGTCATCGGTGCGAACATCAGCGTCCCCTTCGGATCGGGCGTCTTCGCGCATAACCTCATCGTCGCGGACAACATCGTCGACACCCCATCGGGTGCGGGCATCGCCTTCGCCAACGTCAAGGGAATCAAGATCCGCGGGAACGTCATCCGCAACCCCAACGCACAGGGCTACACCACCCAACCCGGCGGGTCGCAGCAGACCGCGGGCGTCTACATGTTCGGAACCTCGGATAACGTCGATTGCGCCGGGAACGACATCATCGACGACCGCGGCTCACCGAAAGCGCGGAACGGGTACGCGATCAACACCGGCACGATCACGAACGTCTCGATATCGGGTGGCCTGGTTAGCGGCGTCATCAATAAGGCGATAGACGCCGCGAGTATGACGTCCGTTCGCGTCGCGAGGGTCAATGGCTACAACCCGGTAGGCGTTCAGGCGGGCGTTGCGGTTCCCAACGGGACCGGAACCGCCTACGTCAACAATTCCGGCGTCGATCAGACTTGGCACGTTTCGGGCGGTTCGGTGACGATCATCCAGGTCAACGGGGTCACGACCGGACTCACGTCAGGGACCTTCTCGCTTCCCGTTGGTGCGAACATCGCGATGATCTATAGCTCCGCGCCGACGCAGGTCGTCTACGGTGCATAGCATGACGCCAAGGTTCGGAGGGTAGGGGATGGCCGGTCTCGTCGCGACCCTCAACGCAGCGGTCGTCTACATCGGCGGAACGCGCTATCCCGTACCCGCCGCTTCCCTGACGCTTGCGGACAACTCCACGACACTCATTGTCGCGAAGCCAACGGGGTACGCCCAGGTCGTCCCGCCCGCCGTTCCCGTCGCGGGGACCGCGGCGATCATCTCGCTCATCGTGACGAGCGGCGGAAGCATCGTCAAGGAGTACGACGTCCGTCAGTACGGCGGCGTCACCGGGAACAACGCCGCGCCGCCGTCGACCTTCCCTGGCATAACGAGCGCATCGATCGTTCCGTTCGTCGAGGGCGTCGGAACCATCGGCGTAAACATCAGCCTCACGCTCGCCGCGCCGCTCGACCGGACGATCCAGAGCGCCGGCTTCACCTACGCGGTCGCGGATTCGGGGAAGTGGCATCAGTTCTCGGCTGCGGTGACGGACGCGACCAACGTCCAGACGGCGACGGGAACGATTCACGGGCTCGACCCCGACCAGGCGCTCGACTTCGCCTTCCAGGCGGTCGGCATCGACGGGACGCCGCTTCCCACGAACCCGCTTCTCATCGGGAGCATCCCCGCGCAAAGTGTCCCGACGCCGATCGCGAAGGTCATCGTCCCGCGCGATAGCCCGACCTACGACCCGAGCAATCCGCTCGCATCGGGGCAGATCGTCGTTCGCCACTTTCAGGGCGCCGATCTTGCGAACACCAGCACGGTCATGGGCGACGACGGCGTTGATTCGTACTTCAACCATGCGAACATGTCGGTCGGCGTTCAAGCCCTGCTCGACGCGCTCGGGAATATCCTCGGTAGCGGCGGGTTGCAGACCAATGTCCCCGGATCCGTGCAGTACGGCACGGATATGATGCTCGGGATCGTCATCGGCGGGTCTCCCTTCCCGGTCTCGTTCTACATCTTCGGAACCGGCGGATCGGGTACAGCCCCGAAGATCTGGTTCCCATCGGCCCCCGCGTCGCCGATGACCCTGACCTCCTACGGCACGTCGGGATCGCCGATCTCGCTGCCCGCTCCGCTGACAAGTTCGCTCAACACCGACACCATCTACGTCGCCGCGACGAACAAGCCGGGTTCGATCGCGGGTGTCATCAACACCTACGCGGCCAACGTCTTGCAAAACTCGACCGCGACAGGTAACGGTTGGACCGTCTTCGCGCAGAAGAACGCGGACTTCTCTGCCGACCTCTACGCGATTCTCAACGCCGATGGATTCGCGGTCACGTTCACCTCGCGCGGCGGATCGGTCACGTTTGCGGGCGGTTCAGCCGGAAGCACCGTCAAGCCGGGCGGCGGAAAGGCGCAAGGCGGCCTGTGAATCACATCATCGTCCTCCACGCGCGCGACAAGGAAGAGATCGACGCGATTCGCGATCGCGACTTGCTCACGCACGACATTCGCTACGTCGACCTCAAGGATGGCTTCCTCGCGACGTTCCGCACGAACGACTACCTTCTTCGTCACCGTCTTGCCGCGCAAGACGGCATAACAGTCTTCCCTCACGTCTTCTCGTCCATCGGTATCACCCAAGCAGAAGCCGACCTCATCGGTCACGGAGCAAGAGTGGGAGACACGATGGAGACCGCTTTGCTCAAAGTCGACGACGCCTACGATCACTTCCGCCTGCATCCGCATAGCCTCTGAACCGGGAAAGGGACTTTACATGGATTGGTTTCAAGCAATTGAGGCCGCGTCGGCCGGGATTGGCGCACTCGCCATACTGTACGGCGTCATTCGAGGGACGAAGTACCTCAAGAGCAACGTCGCTCTCGCGCGTCAACTCATCCAGACGGAACAGCGCGAGAAGGAAGCGCGCGAGGCCGCCGAGGGTTTCCGTCTTGCGGCGGATGGATGGAAGGCGGCGGTCGACCAGCTCAGCGCGCAGGTCGTCGAGCTTCGCGTCGAGGTGAAGGAGCAACGCGTCGAACTAGGCGCGGCGATTCTCTACATCTCCGACCTCATCGTCCACATCAAAGGCGGAGGCAAGCACGACAACCTCCCGCCCATACCGACCATTCTCCAAGACGCCGTCTCACAGGGGTTTCGCAATCGCGAGACCCCTTCGCTTTCAACCGGAGGGCATTAGCATGTCAGTCAGTCTCGAACACGAACCGACCATCGGCCCGAACGACGCCCACGCAGAGTTCGACGGGACGCACCTCAAGTTCTACGTCTACGGCGGCGAGCTACGCCACGAATGGCCCTGCCTCGACGTCGGCGTCCTCGACGGCAACTCCGACGCGGATCAGACCGGCTACCATCACAAGTGCCCGCCCGGAAACGGCTACATCGTCGGCAAGCCGCAGGCGCTCAACCCGGCCGAACCCGCGTACGGCAACTTCTTCACGCCGATCGAGGACGACCCGGACGGCGACATGCGGATCCACGGTCGCGCCGGCATCGGCGTCCACGGCGGGGGTTCCGCGCTCGGGTCGCACTTCGACGACCCCGAGCAGCCGCTGCGCCCCACCTACGGATGCTTCCGGCTCCACAACGCGGACAACGAGGAGTGGGTTCGCGCGGTCGCTTTCGTCCAGGCGCACGGCGGCACGGTCTACTTCGACAATTTGCAACAGTAAGATGCCGCCGAAGAGACGTGATTGGCGGGAGCGTTTCGCTGCCCGCGTTGCTCCGATGATGGACGACCGTGGATGTTGGGAGTGGGTCGGCGCAATCCAGCCTAACGGATACGGCGTGTTCGGAATCTCTCCGCGCCAGAAGATCCTGGCGCACCGTGCATCCTTCGAGATAGCGAAGGGTCCGATCCCGGACGGCCTCGAGATCGACCACCTCTGCCGAAACCGGTCGTGCTGCAACCCGGCACATCTTGAGGCCGTGACCCACCAAGAGAACAAGCGGCGCGAAAGCGCCTCCTACCGCGCGCGCGTCACGACATGCCCGCGCGGTCACGCCTACAGCGACGCGAACAACGAAGGGATAAACAACCGGGGCAAGCGGTATTGCCGCGCCTGCGACCGGGACAGGTATCACCGTCGTCGCGCGCGCCAGGAGTAGCCGACGTGCTCGCGCTCGTCCTGGTCGCGATGCTCCACCATCTCGAGGTGCCCTATGCTCCTGTCCATGAACCGGCGGCTCACCGCCTATCTTGGCCTGGCTGTTGCTGCCGCAACGGCCCTCAAGGTCGTCTTCGATCCCGCATGGCTCCTCGCTCTCTTCTATGCGATCGAGCATCTGCGCGCCCACACCGCGACCGACGCGGACTACCGCGTCATCGCCCAGGCCGCCGCCGCTTTCCTCGGCGCGGTCTTCTTGCTCTACTTCGGCCGACCGTTTTCGGTGCCGAAGGCAGTACCGCCGTCGACCGGATCGTCGACATCGTCGCCGGCCCCGCCGGCATCTGAGGGAGATTCCCATGGCTAACCCCGCAACCGCCGTCCTCGGCGCCATCCTCGCAGCCGGCGCCACGTTCGCCGAGAACAACGAAGCCGCCGTCGTCGCCGATCTCAAAGCCGCGAACGTCCGCGTCGCCGACGCCGCGATCGCGCTCGTCGACTCCACGATCGACGCCGCCGCCGGCCACAACCCGCTCTTCGTCGCCTTCAAAGGGACGCTCAAGTCCGCCGCGGCCAACGCCGAAGGCGCGCTCATCGCCGCCGCGGGCAGCGAGGAGGCCGCCCTCTACGGGCTGGGTGTGGCCTGGCTCAAGTCCGAGGCGGCTCGGCTCTCGGCCTAGTTTCCGTCCCGGTGCCGCCCTCCCCGGGCGGAAAGCGATCGAAGCGTCAGTCCCTCCCGGGGGCTGGCGCTTTTTTCGTACCTCGGGATGACAATTGAAGAGGCCGAGGATTGCTCCCCGGCCTCTGGCCTCTTGATACGGTGGTCCACCTGTCGCGCCCATCGTATCGGTCTATCCGGCGTCTGTCAACCGGGTTTGGAGAGGACGGGAATCGAACCCGCTCGGTCTACTTGACAGGTGGACCTCCCTGACCAAGGGCCTCCCCATGTTCACAGTATGCGCCTGCCCGGTGCCATACGGGTGGCATTCGTATCGGTTGTCTCGCGAGATTTACGCTGGGTCATCTCGACGTCGCGCAGCGTGTTGATCTGGCGCATGTTCTCCGAACGCTCGTCCATGGCTTCGTCGAACATGGTCGACTGGACGCTCATCTGCTCTTGGTGCTGCATCTGCTGGGCGTAGAGGCCCATCTGGAACGCCTCGTCTGCGCTGTTGAGGCCCTGCATGGCGGCCGACCCGACCGCGTTGCCGGCGGCGCCTCCGAGGGCGCCGATGGCGGCCGGCGCCAAAGCTGCGAGAAATGACATGACTTGAGTCCTTTCGTCTAATCGGAGGGCTGCGCGTCGCCGAGGAGGGCGGCGAACGGGTCGGCATCGGACGGCGGCGTGAGGTCGCGGTACGAGCGGCGGTGGTAATCGGCCAGGGCGTTCACCGATCCGAGGGTGGCCGGCCCCTCGGCGATGGCCTCGCCCAGCATCGTTGCCGGGTCGGGCGCCGGGCAAGCGCCGGCGTTCCCGTCCCCGGCGATCCGCCGGTAGTGCCGCATCACGGAGTCGGCATAGCCGAGCACGCGGCCGTCCTTCCAGCGGGTGGTCGTTCCCCGTGCATGCGGGTCGCCTGCGTTATATGACGAGAGGGCGGCGTGGACGTCCCCCCGGTTGCGGTCCAGCAAGCCGCGCAGGAGGTGGGCGGCGTACTGGGCGTTGGCCGCCGGCTTCATCGCATCGGAGGTCCGAGCGAAAGCATGCCAGCGGTCGTCGATCTGGAAGACGCCGTGGCCGTGGCCCCCGTCGCCGACGATATTGGCGCCGGCATCGGTATCGGGCCCGCCGGTCTCTTGGGCGGCCACGGCTGCGAGTAAGGTCGGGTCGAGGTGGTTCCTGACGGCGGCGGCGGTGATCTCCGGCGCGAAGGCCACCCCGCGGGCCGCCAGGTCGGTCGAGGTTGGAACATTCAT